CGCACGATACGCCTGACGCCGGTGGCGCGGCTTCTCCGTCCGCGTCGAACGCGCCGCCTAGGGCGGCGGCGTACATTGCGGCGTCTGCGTGCTGGCATGTTTGACGCGTTTTGGTAATTCGGGGGGGTGGCGCGTTGGGGCTGGGGTGGGGCTGAGGGGGCTGACGCTCCCCTTTTATACCCCTGCGCGATTTAATTTTAGGGGGAGAGGTGAGCCGGGCGAGGCGCGCCATTAATTATGCGCCTCGGGGGCAACGACTATAAAGGGAGCCGGGCATCGGTAATACTGGTCCCCAACGTTGTTGGGGCGATGCCCGCGAACCCCCGTCCTCCTAGGGCTGCCGGACAGCGGGGACCTAGATCTAGGGGTTGGTGTTTCACACTTAACAACCACACGGAGCCTGAAGTGTCATCCCTCCTGGACTGTCTTCGGCTCAACAACTGCCCCGGGTAAGCGGCTCACTGTCTCGAGGGTTTTACCGAGCCACCCCGATTAGGGGTTTGTCACCCAACCCCTTTTATTTCTATACTAGGTACGTTTTCCAAGAAGAGATTGGCGACGCTGGCACGCCACATCTACAAGGCTTCCTCCACTACCCGACGCAAGTGGCGCTCTCCACTATAAAAGCGTGGAACCCGCGCCTACACCTCGAAGCAGCACGCTCCGTCGTCCAGTCCGTTCAATACTGTTCTGATCCAACAAAGCGACACGGCAGAATATGGACGCTTGGGTACGCAGTGACACCCGTGCGCCGACCGTTCGTCTTGGACCATGCGGACCTCTACACCTGGCAGAGGGGGCTCGCTGCAGACTTGGAACAGGCTGCGGACGATCGGTCCATATACTGGTACCAGGATGCGGCTGGAGGGTCCGGCAAGACTGCCATGGCGCGATATATTTTGGAGAGGTGGCCTGCCGACGTTCTGTACCTCTCCGGTGGGAAGGGAACCGATATACTATACCAAGTGGTCAAGCGCAAGACGGACCCTCGCATCGTGCTCTTCAACCTTACAAGGACCCAAGAAGGCAAGGTATCATACGCGTCGATTGAGAGCATCAAGGACGGCCTCGTATCAAGCGGCAAATACGAAGGAGGATTTAGAATGTTCCCTTCCCCACACGTAATTGTATTCGCAAACTGGCCACCTGACTTTAATGCACTTAGCCGTGACCGTTGGATTCTCCGTGAGTTAGATAACAACCGCATTCAATAAAGGGCCGCCGCTGCGGCTCCGCCGCAGCCAGCGAGCTGCAAAATAAAAAACATCCCAGGGCACACCGTAACGATTCTCACAATTGCAATAGGACGGCAAGCAGTAACGACGTTCTTTATTAAAAACTATCTAACTAACTAACCATCGGTCCACTGCAGTGTACCATGCGGATAGATATCCGCAACCCTGTCCCCCACCCCAGGAATATCATCATTAGATGCACAATAATTGCCAACAATAACTATATAATGTTGTCCCTCCAACGCATGCGAATTGGCTACAGGAAAGTCGTCCCTGTAGGTACACTTCCTGCCCAAAGGAGAGAACCAGTTCCTGACGACTCGTGAGGTCTTGAGGTCTCCTACGGAGATACCTTGATTGTAAACGACATCTTTAATAACTTTCCACCTGTTCTTATCGACCTCACAATAGGTGGCTCCGCCACCTGCTACATTCCTGAAGATATCTGCTTGGGTCATACCGGTAGGGTTAAGTTGGGGGAGGTTGGAAGCGACACTTGCGGTGTCGACAACACGTGACTTGAGATGTAGAATCCTGACCTGAGACCGCTCCGCAAACACAGCCTGGGCCGGGTTCTGCCCCAAGTGACAGATACGGAATTGCATCTTCAGGAATACATTATGTATTTTGCGCCCTATCCTGCTCCCAGAACCTGTCCCTGCAGCTATCTGGAAAAGTGGCGCCCATACGTACGTGTTTCCCGACGTGATATTGAAGCCCAAGCCCAAAACCGGAAGAACTTTCCTTTCAAGGTTCGACATAATAGCGCGACGCACGATACGCCTGACGCCGGTGGCGCGGCTTCTCCGTCCGCGTCGAACGCGCCGCCTAGGGCGGCGGCGTACATTGCGGCGTCTGCGTGCTGGCATGTTTGACGCGTTTTGGTAATTCGGGGGGG